AAATCAGCAGGTGAAGGCTGAGTATCGCTAGTAATCTTGCTGTCATCGGTAGCTAATTGAATCAAGCCTTTGTAGCCACTAGTAATAAGGTCATAAGTAGCTAATTGGCCTAAAAGAAGTGAATGCTCGATTGCACGTGCGTGTGATCGAACCATAGCTTCTCGGATGTAAGGAAGAACGGGAATAATCGCGTCTTCTTCAGTTTCATTTGCGATGAAAGACTTAGATACCAATTTAGCAACAGTCAAAATTTTGTTGCCCATTGGAATACCAGCTTCGTCGCCAAAACTAGCAGAACGCTGATCTAAGTTACCTTTGGGAGCAACTGCATCGCTAGAACCTTCGGTAGAACCTGAAGCTAAGAACTCAGCATAACCTGCGTCCGGCATGAGGGGTACTACCATAGAAGCAGCATTCATCTGAATCTTACGGAACAAAGGATCTAATACAAGCTCGAGCTCAATGTCTCGCTCCATTGCAGTAGAAACTTGAGTTTCAAAGTTTTCAGAGGTTGAAGTAGGTACTGCTGCACCTGCTCGACCGTTTACTTTTTCAAGTACTGATCGACCAAAGCTAGTTCCCTGTACACCCTTGTTAGTAATAACGCCTAAAAGATGGGCGTTAACCATGTCTTCTTCTAAGGCTTTTTGAGATTCTGCTGAACCGGAACGGTCAGCGAAAACTCGCTTGCTGTCACGCATCTTTTCAATTTCACTAGCTTTTTCTTTCAAATCAGCTTCGTACTTCTTGATAAGTTCTGCGTGGTTGGCATCTTTTGCAGACATTTGTTCTGCAACGTCAGCCAATAGTTTTTCCGCACCACTAGTTACAGCGGTTGCGATTTGAGCTTCTTGCGCGGCTTTTTGAGCTTCAGCTTCGTCAGCAGCTTTTTGTTCTGCTTCCATATTAGCTTGCTCTTCTGCCTTGCGCTCAGCTTCTTTCATTGCCATTGCGGCGGCCGTCTTTTCGACAGCAGCAGCTACAATAGCATCAACATCAATGTTGTCACCCATAGTTTTCTCCTGTGCTTCGACTTGTGATAAGTCTTTTGGCATTGACTCTTCTTCAGAGTGCTTTTCAAATTCAACAGTTACTTTGTCCTCAGTCTCCCGAACACTCAGTATATGTTTCTCCTCAGAATCGTCTTGTTTGAAAGATTTCTTGAACTCTTCGTACTCATTCTCTGAGTTAAAAGATTTTGCAAGAGAAAAGGTTGCAGCCTGGTTAGCAGGAACCGTGACTACCGAAACCTCCAATAGCTCTGCATCCTTGATTCTGTATCCGTCGCTTTCCGTCATGTACTCCGCGTCCTTGACTCGGAAACCAACAGAAAAAGCTCCAAGAACGCCTTCTTTAATTAATTCACCTACGTGACCAGCAGATTTGGCAATTTTTGCTTTTAACTGCAGACCATCATCATTAGTACCAAGCGAAACTGCTCGGCCAATCGGCTGATTGTAATCGTGATTAAAAAGAATTACGGGATTATTTAGGTAATTTTGAATTCCGCCCTTTGTCCAGGCTTCACTCTCAATTATGTCTCCAACACGGTCAGTATTGTTAGTACTGGCCATACCAGCAATATGAAGGTCATCCCCTTCTTCATATGCTTTAAATGTGGAGCCAATGTGAAAAATTTTATTCAATTGATTCTCCTACTTTTTTAGTCTTTTTCAATGCTGCTAAGGGATCCATTGAAAAAGACGCTTCCACCTTAGGTGGTGGGGTTATGACAGTAAGTTCCTCTTTTTTCTGCCCAATAGTTTTCCACTTAGCCTTAAAAATACGGCTAGCGGTATAAATAAAATTCTTATAATCTTGAGAGCCTACTAATCTTTTATATAATTCTCTATGCCCATTAATATTCCAATCACGTAGTTTGTATACTTTTCCCTCTTCAATAAAGAAATCGACGATCTCTTCCATGTTGGCTTTAACAGATCCATTACGCTTCATTATCTTCTTCCTCTGGTCTTCCCCCCTCTGAGGGGTTTGATGCTGAGCCTGCAATATTGGCAGGCACCCTTATTTCACTTGATCCAAAAATTTCATCATAGTTTAGTGCTTCTCTCGCCTCGTTCGGTGTAATAATACCTGAGTTTACAAGAGTTGAATAATATGCTGCAGAATCTCTTAATTCTGGCTGAAGTGCAGGAATATTACTAATGTCCGGAGTTATTTGGTATCCGAAAAATCTTTCTACAGCTCTATTAATTTTTTCTACTATAGGAAGAATTGTTTCTAAATAGTACATTCTATGGTTAGGACGAATGTTTGCATTATTTCCGGAGTCTAATAAAATTGGTGGAATACCTAGCACTTTTAAGATTTCTGTTTCTGAAGAATGTATAGATGCTTCAAAGTCTAGTTCTCTAAAGTTTACGTTTGATATTGAATCTAAATCCATTCCCCCATCTAGTATCAGAGGCCTTCTTCCGCCTCCATCTGGACGATATCTAGTCATCCAGGATTGAATCATTCTTTCTTTATTCTTTTCGCTTACAACTGAGGGAGATTTAATTACTAGTCCTGGCACAGCTCCATTCGTAAAAAAGTTATCCTGAAACTGTCTCATTTTAGTAAGCTGAGACATAATCCTTTGAGCGGCTCTCAATCTACTAGTACCTCTATAGATACTGTGAAAAGAATTCTCTTTAATGTGTATAATCTCTCTTGGAGTATACTCTATGTTTTTCTGAAAAAGAAAACTTTTTATGTATGTTTGAGTGTCAGGTTCTATGTCTGTATAGTTTGCGGGAAGATGATACAGCGAGACGCCATCAAAATAGATAAAGATATTTCCATCGAGTATATAATCGATTATGAGGTTTCGCTTAAATGTAGAAATATCTTGAAAAGGATTAGGTTCTTTATTGAGCAGTAGATCAACACGAGAACGTCTAATTCCTTTAGTTACCGAATTAAGGCCTTGTATCGGCTCACCCACTCTTGAGGGAATCTCGGCAGTATCATCAACAATCATGTTTACACCGCGATTTACGACTTCTAAATATTCGTAGTACGCGGTGTAATTAGTAATAATTTCTCTAGAGGCAATAGGGCCGGCGCCTTCTAGACTATAGACGATCTCCTCTTGAGCTGGGTTTAATTTTTCTTCCTTCCAGAAGTTATACCATGCCATATTTTTCTCGTTGTATCTCTACCCAGCGCATTTGTTTTGATGCGGTATGCAAAGGTGGATTCCGGCCATAAATGCTGTGAAGCTTTAAATGGTGCGTGTGGCACAGAGTAACTGTATCGTTATAAAGTTCTTGCCAGTTATCTTCTATAAATTCGTCTCTCCAAATAATCAGATACTCATCTGTATAGTGCTCTGGACGAAGTTGTTGTTTCTCTTTTAGCCACTTATGGTACAGGGGTGCTAAAGTAAAGTAATGATGAAAATCTAGTTTTATCTTTGTACCGCAAATTTCACACGCGGAGCCTTTTTCATATTTAGCCTTAGCTTTATCCCTTATATATTTAATTGGGTCTCTTTTTAGCTCTGCCATTTTTATAAATTATACTGAGAGGTTAGTTGAAAGTCAAGGATTATTTTTTTTGTTGCCTTTTAAAAAGTAGGTGCATTCTCTTCAAAACTATAAAGTGCGTATCTTAATGCATCTGCCATATGGGAAGAAGAATCATGAATAGGTTTCTCACGTATTAAGTTTGGATTCGGAAACAAATCCTGGACCTGAAGGAATGTTAGCACCTGGTAATAGACCTGCGCCATTGTTGTATAAGTGCATCACGATGATAGGCATATAACCTTGTAAACGCTGTTGCTGATCAATTGTGAAAGC